CGGATGCCCTATTGACAGTCGTAACAGTAATATCTGTAACAGTATCAATAGCACCAGATGAAGTAAAGACAGAAGCACCATTTGATGCTGTTTTATTTGTCACCACATATTGAAGTATAACTATATTACCATCAGACAGTGCCTTACTTAAAACGTCATCACCAAAATAGACTTCAAACTTTTGTGCCTCAACTTCCTGTAAAAAATAAACCTCACTTGAACTTGTTAGTGTAGAAATGTCTGAGGCCTTGGTATAGGTTGTGGTAGTAGAGTCTGAACTTGAGTTTTGAACCTTGACTGTCAGTGTTGTCGTATCTGATCTTTTATCTGTCAAAATAAATCTTTGATTTACATCAGAAGAATCCACAGTGTATCTTACTGTAACATATGTTCCCTCATAAATTTTGAGATTATTGAAAGGAATTTCTGTACCTATACTACTCGCAATAATATCAGCAATATTAACGAATTGGTAATCTACATTATCTACTTTGGTATTAAACTTTGTTCCAGCAGTCATTGTCGCAGTAGTTTGTGAAGAATCATTTAGCACCACATTGACTTCTGCGAAGGGAGCCCGAGCTGAATCTACTTCGTATCCCAGTGTCTTTGCATGGGATACAATACTTGAGCGTAATGAGGAGCTATCCATGAACATTTCATTTGCGAGCATGTTCATATTGAATCCAAGATAGTGCGTATTGTAGGCCAGCGTATCCAAGAGAATGTTCATGCCGGAACCCTCAAAATCATAATCTTTGAAATTGGTTTGAGCTTTAAGGAATGTCTTTAAGTTTGCTTTTACATCATCAAAGTCAAACTCTGTTATGTCTAATCTTCGGTTTGCTGCCATTATCGTAATCTCTCTAAGGGTAATGTTAAGTCTATTAGTTCTGTTGGCGCATTAACAACATAGAATTCTATACTGACCGCATATTCATTACGTTCCAAATTAGGAAAGGCCCTAACGCCGACAAGACGAGCTCGGGGTTCAAAATTCTCAATAACATCTTGAACCTGCCTTGCAAGAATAATCGCTGTTACAGGAGTCATCAATTCAAATAGGGTATCCCTTATACCAGAACTTATCTCTGGATGAAAAGGTTTATCAAACACATTAAGCAATATGAGATTACGGATTGATCTCTTTACCGCTTGTATATCATAGACAATATTAATATCTTTGGTCTTATTGTTTTGGCCAAAGAATAAATCAAGGTCAGAATAAAGTTGAGCACTTCGGGAAGATTTGTTCTGACCCTGAGCGTCTATATACGCATCTTCATTTCTCCATGCTTCTGTTAGCACCATTTAAGGACTCCTGTTTTTATTATTTATAACAACATCGTAGTCGATTCTTTTTTCTTATCACGTTGCGCCGGCGGCCCAAACACGCTTCTTCTTGGCCTTAACGACAGCTGGAGATCACTGCTTGGTCGCCGTCGGGAGCATCCTTTGCCGCATCAACTCGCGCGCCCTGGCCATGGTAACGCCGGCGGTCGGATCGTAGCCGATCTCCTTGACCAGCGCCGCCTTTTCCACGGCCGAGATCGCCTGGCCGGCATGGGCTCGAGCTCGGGCGCTCGAGGCGGGCGCCGCGACCCTGCGGAAGGCCTCGGGGTAATTCTCGGCCCTCTTTTTAAGGAAACCCTTGGCCCTTCGGACCTGTTCAGGGGTGTACGTCTGGCCGCCCGTGCGGGCCCGCGAGGATGCGGTGGCCGTCGCATCGGCCGCTTGTCGTCTTACGGTTCGTTGATCATGCCCGGCCTGGCGCTGCGCCACGTAGCTGTCCGCATGAACTTTCATAGCATCTCCTTCAGCTCTACTAAATGCATCTGCGCCAATTCCGGTTAAACCATCATACGCCGCCGGTGCATCGGGATTTTGCCAGGGAAGGAATGATGAGGCTTCCTTCAATACAGGTGAAATAGGCATTCCAATATGGCCAGCAATCTCGGAGACCGCACCGGCAGCATCGAGTACCAGATTAGGAATAAGTGATGCAATACTTCCCACAGCACCAGGCAATAGAGTTCCGACCGCGAGATTTACAATTGAATCCAAAGTATATCCCCCCCTTGCCAATAATATAGCAGGGCCAAAGACTCTTTCAATTTCGGCTAGCTTTGCAATATATTCCTTCGACCCAGGCAATAGATTTTCTACAAGACCAAAAATTTCTGATTGTAGATTAAGAGCTGGAATTGAAATCAGTGCTGCTGGAATTATACCAAATATTGCAGCCTTTAAAGCTCTAAGCTCTGCTCCCAATAGGACAGAAAAAGTAGTAGCTAGAGCTTCCAAGTTACCCAGAACAAGTCTGTCGATGGAAACTATAACCCCTAATATGCTGTTAAAAAGAGATGAAGCGGCCCCCAACAAATTAGGTAAGCCAATTTTAGCGCTTATTGTCACATTGAAAAAAGACATTTACTTTTCCCTACCCACCAGCAAATACATTTGAACTACCAGTGATCATTGCCCCAGCATCCGCACTGTCTCCAATTCGACCCACATTGATGCCATTTATAAACACCGAGCTCGACCCAACATTTAAAATTCGTACATGAATAGGACAAAGTGGTATGGGTGGTGCTATATGGGGAACAGTTGGAGCTCCTACTACATCAATCAAAATGGTATTCGCATAAACATTAACAGTTGTTTGATTAGAACTTGCGATGGTTGTTACAGTAGCACAAAGATGACCTGTAGTTAAACTATCGCCTATTCTTACTATTGCTGGCATTTTCTTTCTCCATTAGTTCAAATTAATCAATGCAGAATCTATATCGACTTCCACGTCAGCATTAATATCGACTATCGTTGTTGCATCAATAGTAATCTTTGCCAAGAGACTGTCTATATTAATATCATCAGTTGCTTGAATATTAATCTTTGCCAAGAGACTGTCTATATTAATATCATCAGTCTCAGACACGATATCCATTGCCTTTACAGATTTTATATTCAACTTATCACCTGATTTTATGGTTATGATACCTGAAACCGTTGCGAGAGAAATATTATTAAAGGCTTTCCAACTAATAGTGCCTATGGTACTCGCATGACTAATATCCACTACAACAGTACGTTTAAAATCGCCTCCTACGCTCCGTACTTCGTTCCCAAAGACCATGACTTCCGTATCGCCGCCAACTTTGCCCTTAACTGCCCCATCGATGTTATAATAATAGTTACCCTTTATCTCTGTTTCAAGGTTTCCGCCGCCGCCAGCTCCAATTTTAACTATTTCATTCCCATGTATCTTTCTGGTATAATCACCTTCAACCTCCAAAATATAATTACCCTGAATCAACTCCTTTTTGGTGCCCTCTATTGTCACGTTAACATTACCCGATATAAAGACATTAGAGCTCCCTGCGATAATCTCATAGTTGTCTCCAATAACCTTAACCACTTTGTCACCCAATGGGTGCCATTCCTCAAAGGTTCCATCCTTATGCTCTCTATGCAGCCTCTCTCCGCCGGGACTGTCATCAATCTCCATAAGATGGCCAGACTCACTTTCATACACATGGTTATATGGATACTTTGCAGAAAGATATGGCTCTGCGTCTTTCGTAATACCCTTCGGATGTGGCTCGCTCCAAGGCACCATAGTATCAGCAGTAGAGCTAGAAATGGAGTCTGGCATGTGAGGTCGAGTTGCAGTTGGGATATCAGTTCGTTTTAACCTACGCCTACGATCCAAAGCTGCATGAGTTTCAGAAACTCTGCCTCGGCCTAACCTACTTGTATCTGTTTCTCCTACGGTATGGCCGGAAAAACGACCAAACCTGCCATCGATATCGTGCTTGCCGTCGCCGCCGAGAGCTCCTAGTGGATAGGGACCGTAATCATTCTCATCTTCTGGATTTTCCGCATAGGGCGTGTAGCCTTCTTCATTCTCTTGAGTCGATTCGTAGTGGCGGGGATCATTGAAACCTTTTCGATAATCTGCCGAATTTGCAGGAATGCCGGGAAGCGATCCTATGATAATGGGCTGCTGCTTCTCTCCGGCATCACGAAAGAACCCTACAACCCAGCTCCCTTCAACAAGCCATGATGGAGTATTGCCCATACCATGCATGGCGGGATCGGTCACTGGATGCATCACATGAGCCCACGGCAAATCAGACGTGGGAAGTGAAACTAAATCCTCTGTATGAAATCCGAGACAGCGGACACGGACTCGACCAAGCTCATCGGGATCGTTGCGGTCTTCAACAACACCCACGAACCAGACGAAGCCATCAAGGCCCATGAAATAATTTTGATTTGCCATAATAATCCTATTCTATTTATAGGATTATTTATAATGAATCAATTAATGTAAATCAGGGTCTCGGCCAAGGCGGTGAGAGTAAGGAAAATACTTCTCTATTTTTAGGTTAGACATACCGCGATCAAAAGAAAGAAACTCAATCACGTAATCTGCTTCTTCTTTTGATAAGCCATCTTCTAATATTTGAGACTCGTCAACCTTAATAACACGGTATCTGTTTGTTTCTTTCCTCATGAAAATTTATTTAGGAATATTTTATATTGATATTCCCAGACACAATGATTCTTTCTTCATCAGACTGATGAATCGGAACACCATGACGAAGTATGCCAGGAAACAAAACTATATCA